CACCATCTGATTTTAAAAATATCTGTTTACCCTTTCCACCACAGTGTAAAATTACATTACTTTTATTAGCGAATACATAAACATCGTTCATTGCATCTACCGAAAATCTACCACCACTAAATACACTAACCTGTTTCTGTCCAAATACTAAAAATTCATTCACCCTTGCTGATAATAATATCCTATCGGAATTTACATACAATTGATTACCGTTTAAATCAGAATCTTTTGGATAGTCTATCTTCTTTTTACCTTTCTCATCCAAACTATATGCTTTCTTTTCATTAAAAGCTTTTTTTAAATTTGAATTTTGTTGTGTTATGTTGTATGGTATTTTTACTTTATTTGAAGTAATATAAATAGATGTACCATCTTTATTAAAATCTTCATCAATTAGTGTAGATATCGGTTTACTATCTTGCTCTTTATTTTGTAAGGTTCGTATGAATATAGAAGGAGAAGATGTTTTATTATCATCTGTTAGAAAAATATCCGAAAATCTTATAGTATTTCCATTTCTACCGGATATTAATGTATCCCCCTGCCTAGGTTTTAAGAATTTTATTTTTTCGTTTACTTTATATTCACCTTTTGTTGGACTGGGTGCTTCAACGCCTGTGCCCGATATTTTTGATTGATCAAAAACTATCGCACTTCTTCTGTAATTTGGATACGGAGTAGCGGAATATGGTAACCAATATGTATTGTTTTCTATTTTTAGAATTACTACCGTTTCACCCTTTATAGGAAATGTTATGTTGTTTTTATCAAATGGAAATGCGTAATCATCGATTGGTATTCCTGATTCAAATTTATAAGTAATAGCGCCATAAAATCTACCATCAGCTGATGAAAATGCTTTATTACTATTATATACTGCAGTTCTATCCGCAGCTACATTTCTTGCCAACATGGTATCTTTGGATCCAAATACTTTATCTACAGTTGCATAAAATGCTTGCACTAAATTGGCCATTACAATTTATTTTTTATATCTTCAATATCCAACTGAATATCAACAAGCTTCTCTTTGTTTTTTTCTTCAACCTGCGTTATGGTATCTTCCATCTCCTGAAGCAATTGGGCCTTCTCCTGTTCACTTAACCAACCATCTTCACCAATACCTTTAGCTTCCGCAGATGCTAACCTCTGCGCAATCGTAGCAAGTTTGATGAGATGATCATCGTTCTTAACAGAAACCTCAATAAGGTCTTTTATAATGGGAGCGATGACGGTAGCTTCACCGACATTCTTAATTAGTTTACGCAACGATTCAATTAAATCCGAAATGTTTTTCTTTTTATTTAATTGATTTTCGTATATATCTTTGAAAAGGGATGATAAGTTTTTACCATCAAATAACTTAAATTCTGCACTCATAAATTATAATTTAGATACTAATAATTATTGAGTATAAAAATAATTATATTTTAATATCACCTGTATCCATAAATTCGTTATAAAGTTCCATTTGTTTTCCTTTCATTTTGTTTAGAACCTTTGTTATATAATGAGTTGGATGTCCTGTCATTTCTCTAATGAGTAAGTATAGAGATTTTTTATTAAAACTTTCTATAAATTCTGCTCTTCTAAATAATTCCAAAACGGCATCTGCAATTTGCATATCTCTACGTTTTGGAAAATAATTTTCAAGATGAATATCCCAATAGCACAACATTCTTTTGTTAAATGTTTTATATTCATCATTAAACGTTTCTTCTTTGAAGTTATTTTCCGTATCCCAATTTTCGGGCATATTGGACATTACATCCGTATCTTTATATCTTTTGTAATTTGAATTATTATTGAGTATTAAATAATTCCTTGCAACAATAGTAAAGTAAGAAAATGCTTTGCCTTTACCTTCTTGATACATATGAATTTTCTCAATCATAAATGTTACAACTTCCGCCATTACATCTTGTGGGTCATCATCAAAATAAGTAAACTTCCATTTGTTATAAACTATTTCTGCTAGTTTTTCAAATGATTTTTGAATATGATCTTTATAAATCTTATCTCTAACTAATTTGTTTTCCGTTTTGTTATATAGGATTATAGCATCCTCTGTTTCTTTTGTAAAATACTGTCTATTTGATTTTTTTCTCGGCATATTCTTTGAATTGTTTGAAACGTTCAATAGTTTCTTTTATTTGATAAAATATAGAACCTACATCATCGTCCTTCTCAAACATTTGGCGATTATCTATCTGCCTTAATGCCTCCAGTAATGATTGATTTTTTAATTCTTCTTGTTCTAAGAAGTTTTCATATTCTTCATTTGCATCTACAACTTTTTCTAATTTAATTAATAAGTTAATAGTTGCAAATAAAGAAATGAAAAGTAAAATTGATAAAGATATTATTATTGTAATCATAATTAAACTAATTCGTATCCTTTTAAATAGTATTCGTTTGCTTTTTTGTATTTAACTTCTACAAATTCACCATCTGGAGATTTCATAATAACTTTTTCATTTCTTCCAAAAGTTCTTTCTTTTTCAATAGTAGTAGAATAAACTCTATCCAAAATAGTAATACCATCCAAATGATCAATCTCATGCTGAACTATAACGGTCATCATAGTTTCGGTAGATACCTGTTCTTTATCTCCATCCGAATTTATTTCAAAAGTTAGTTCACCCAAATTATCGGTTTCAATTACAACTTTGCAAGGTCTAATTGTTTTTACAAAACTATCAATTGATTTTGGAATTGACAAACATGCTTCATAAAATATAAACCCTTCTTTAGATTTTTCTTTTACCTTTGGGTTTAATAAAAATAATTCTCTATCTCTAAATTTAATTAGACATGCTCTTTTTTTAATTCCTAATTGAGTTGCAGAAATACCCAATCCAGGATATTCTAACATTCCTTGTTCTAAGGTTTTTCTCAATTCATCTGCTTCTTCTTGTGTAAATTCGCATCTTTCAACGGGAGTTTTAAGATATTCAAAAAACTCATTGTTGTCTAATCCGTTTGCTTTTTTGTTTTTAATTAATTTCATATTTCGTAAGATTTAACAGAAGGTAACCCACTATATTCACAGGTAACTTCTTTTATAAAAGGTATTATTGCTTTTTCTTTTGCTTTTGCTTCAACCATAACATATAAATCCAATTCGTATGTGTTGGGAAGGTTGTTAATATAATCGGAGTGTGCTTGGGGTTTTTCTTTTTTATTGTTTTCATGCAATGCTTTTGATTCCGAATAATGAACAACCGGCACAATTCCTTTAGGCCAAGTTGTTACTGCTAATTTAACTGCCTGTTCTTCTGATAAATCACCTGTACAAAATTGATGGTGGTGATAATCAAAAACGATTGGAATGCCAATTTTATTGTGTATATACATTAAATCTCTAACAGAGTACATAGATGCCTTATCATCATTTTCAACCGTAAGCCTCTTTTTAACCGATTCTGTCAACCTTTCAAAATTTGTACAGAATCTATCCATAGCTGCTATTTTATCCCCATATACCCCATTACAATGGATATTAATCTTATTGTATGGTGTTTGTGATAATCCCATAGCATCCATAATTCTACCATGAACCTCTAAATCTTTAATTGTATTTTCTACAACCGAATCTTTGGGGGAAACTAATACATTAAATGGTCCTGGATGGAAAGTTAATCGTTGATTATAGAATGTAGCCTTATCACCACATTTTTGTAAGATTTTATGAATTTCTTTCCAATCTTTTAATTGTTCAAATTCGTATTCGGTTGCCCACGGAAACATGTCCGAAGACATACGATAAAAATTAATACCATTTTGGTGATTCCAATCTATAATACGTTCTAAATCCGAAACATTTAGTAAAACCAAATCTGAAACATAATTTAGACCTTTTTGAGTAAAAGTTTTCTTAACCATACTTCTATTGGTTGTAACTTTTTTGCCCATACTCATATTAATGCAAGCGTAACCTATATTCATATATCAAATATAGTAAAAATAATTGTAAATACCAAAAATTAGTAGGTTTTTACTAAATCGTTATTATTTTTATCTTGATTTCCCTTTTTATAACGCAACCAATAATTAACGGCGTTCTGGTCATTTATCCATTTTGATTTATCAGACCAATCAAAATCAGGATTTGCGTAGTAAGGAACTCTATTGCGTATTTCTCTAGCTCTTGCAGCTGATTTTGGTGCAAATTCATCAATCATACCATCACCATCCGTATCGTATCCATCTATATTACCATCACCATCCAAATCTATTGGTATTCTAACATTTTCTTTAATAGGAGAGGCAACCGGTTCAATACTATCAACAGGAACTTCTATTGAAACGGGCACATCTATTCCCGATACAGGTATTTCAATAATTTCTTCAATTATTTCTTCTTCTTTTGGAATTTCTCCATAAACTTCATACGTTTTTGGAGATTTTCTAATAAATTTTGAAAAAAATGTTGATTTTTTTGGTTTTTTTTCAATGATTTCTTCTTCTTTCTTTTTCCCAATACCAATCAATCCATTGAAAGCTATAATTAATGCAACTGCCAATGGATCAAACACAATTACTATCAAAAGTATGAAAAATTTAACTACCGTATTCAATTCAAACCCAAATGCTTCTGCTACAAAACGGAATCCACCAACTTCTTTTTCTAATTCTATATTATTGTTTTTAATTGCATTGATTGAATCTAAAGCAACGTTGTTTTCTTTAGATAATTCATCAATTCTTTGGGATATAGTTGCTATTTCCTTATCTGCATTACGAATCATTTGCGATACTCTTGCGGTAGATTTATCTTTATCAATTTGTTTAGATAAATTTGCTTCCTGAGAGTTACGAATTTGTTGTAAATTGTTAATTTGTGTAGTAAAACGTGTAATTTCGTTCTCATTTTTGGTAATTCTTGTTTGATATACTGCAATATCTCTATCTACCTTTTGTAATTCTAAATTTTGTTGCTGGAATGCATTTGACAAATATCCAAAAATACCAGCAGAGGTAATTAACATCAATACAATAACTGCGGATGTTAAATACCATTTGTTAAATCCTTTAATTTCATCCCATTTTTGTTTCAAATAAGTAGCAGCCACTAATTTAGCTAGTTCCAAAGAACTCGCCATTACCATAACCGCAACAGATGAACCACTAAACAAAACACCCAATCCTGTTACAGAGAAAAACGCAGCACAACCTGCGATAATAATTGCGGAAAATCCGACAAGAAATTTAAGCCAATTCATATTATTAGTGATTTACGCTAACCAAATCCTCAATTCTTTCTACAATTTTTTTAGAATCATTAATTGTATTAACTATATCTCCATGAGATAGGATTTGGGATCCGTTAGCTGCATTATCTAAAATGCGTAACTTTCCTTTGAGAGTATCTAATAATGTTAGTATTTTATCATTGTACATCATAGTAGTAATAAATATATTTTTTATAAATAAAAAGGGGAGTAGTTTTTTTCTACTCCCCTAATTTACTAAAAATAACTGAATTAACCAAGCTTTAAGGTTAATTTTTTGGGTTTGGCTTCCTCTCTTTTTTCCAAAGTAATTAGAAGAATACCATTTTTGATTTCGGCTTTTGCTTTTGTTCCATCAAAAACTTTACTGACTCGGATCGTTTCATCTATATCAGCGACAATTTTATTAAAAGTTTCGTTTCCTTCTTCTTTCTTTGCTTTTACATGAATTTTATCCTCATAACAACTAATATCAATGTTTTTAGGGTCATGTCCTAAAACGGATAAAGCAATTGTTGCAAGGTCATCTTTTACATCTACTGCAAATTTTGAAGGGACAAATGTAGTTGAATGATTTTCCCAAGTTGTGTTTGTTTCATTGAACAATTCATCAAATAATTTTGAATAATACATGATTTTAAATTTTTTTAGTTAATAAATTTAGTTATATAGTTCAATTTCAATACCAACTATTAAAATCGGAAAAAATGTCATTAAAATTATAGATTTATGTTATTTTGTCTTTCAATTATAGTAGACATGTGGTCTGCCCAATGCATAATAAACTGTAATTTATATTTCAATTGCTTTTTAATATCATGCCCCTTCAGATACTTTTGATTATCTTCATCGTACATACCATCGGTAAGTTTTATTGCAAAGTATTCTTTTTCATTATATTGAATACCATAGTGGTTTAATGTATAAAAAGTTCTATCGGTAAGAGTCATATATGATATTTCTTCATTTCTTTTAAACAAATGACCACCGTTTTTAATTTGCCAATCATTATCATTTGGAATGTAATGTATCTGACCTTTGATACCTAACTTTCCTAAATCGTGATGGAAACAACTGAATATAAGTTCTTCATCGGAAAAATCTATTTCACCACCTTGTGAAATAAATAACTCTTTCATTTTTAATGCAGACTTTGTTACATTCAATATGTGGTCTATATATCCACCAATATATGCATTATGGTAATGTTTGGAACCAGATGCTGGTGATAGGGTTAAATTAATACCCAATTCTTCTTCAGAGTACATATGTAGTAACTTTTCCAATCTATCGCCTGTAAAGGATTTCTTTATGAAGGTGATAAACCTATCATAGTTTTGTTTTAATTCTTGTTCTGTTTTTTGTTTCATGTTTTAATGTTTAAGTAATAAATCTTTTTTAGTAATTATTTTATATAAAATTTCAACTTCTTCTTCACTCATCAATTCTGGCAAATCTTCCTCAAACAATCTCAATGTATAAACCACTTCACCATTTTCATCCTGAAATTCATCTGATTCTGAACTAAATAATGCAGGAACGGATTCTACATCATTCAATTCATCTTCCGATATTTCAATCAAAGGAATCATATAATAATGATATGAACCATCTTCATCCGATGCATCTACTCTATGCGCTTTCCATTTTTGAAAACTTGCTTCTGTTATTGGTGTTTCAGGAACTATTATCATTATAATGTATCTTTTAAAATATCTCTATAATTTTTATCAGATTCTTCCCACTTCTTCAATGGGCAAGAATTGTATATGGGTGAAAATATCTTTTTATTAATTGGACATCCGCAATTACCACAAACAATTACATTTATAACATTTGTTTTAATGTGTTCGCACCCATTACATATTTCCAATCTATTCAATGCTATTTCTTTCTCTTTTTCTGATCCTGTAAACGAACTAAACCAGGCTCTTACTATTTCTTTTACATTCATAATTTACTTTTTATTTCTTCGATATACTTACATCTTTCATATAATTCTAAATTAATAAATTTACCTTCAATGAAATCCAATAACTCCGCATATTCTTCCCTACGGATTGTTACATAAAACGGAAAATTCTTATATTTGAAAATGATTATCTCTTTAGCAGATTTATTCTTTTTGAAATTATTGATTATATCAACAATCTCATCCATAATATCTACGGATAAATTCATAGTGTGGATTACATCTGACCAATGATACTTAACATATCCTTTTTCAATCTTACTCAACACTTTTACATTCATAACCAAATATACAACTATTTTTTCACTTTACAAAATAGAAATAAAGGGGCGGGGGTTGGGGGGAAAGTCGGATTTTTACAAATTTTTCCAGAAATCCAAGAAATTTCCAAAAATAGTATTAAACTACAGTTGAACCAGTTACCGGTGGTAATTGTAATCCAATGGTATCATAACTCTTAAACAATACAGTATGCGTCGAATCTTCCTCTGCCGATGCTACTCTCGATATAGTTGTAGTTCCGTTATTAGGTGGTAGGGTTGCGTTAAAGAACACATACTTAATAGAATTGAAATCTTCCCTTAACAGTTTTAATCTTTGAGATACACCACCCAAAAACTCCGTTAGTTTTGCTCTATCCAAATAGTTATCCTTTTGTTTAGTAGCAGTTACAAGAACATCAATAGAATAATCGCCGGCAAATTTCCAATTCCAAAGAGTAAACACATCCGCCGGTGGGATATCTCTATTTTCATTCAAAAAATAATTTACTTGCTCCAAAACACTTTTTGGTATTCCACTCACCAATTCACCTTCGTATAGATAATCAACGGAATCAACGCCGGCATTACGATTCTTTATATCTCTTTCTTCTCCTTTTATAGCAAGACCGGTAGTGGTAATTTTGATTATCGGTATTCCTCCACCCAACATTACTCCATTTACAGGCCCTACCTTTAAGGGTGAGTAATGCAAGTTTCCAGATACTTCTGCTTCTCCTATATCAGTTAGGGTTTGGGGGGAACAAACATTCACTCCATCTATATTCACAATAATTCCATCTACTTCTAATAAGGGTAGAGGGGCTGGGGTAAGGGGAGGAGCAAACGGTATGTTTAGAGGGGGTACTCCACTACCGGCCGAAATTACCCAACCATTAGTTCCTTTACTATATCTTTGTGGATTACTATTTAATATCGGTGCTGCCATTTAATATCTTTTTATAGAACGTACTTTCTTTCTCTCTTTTATCTCTTCCTTTTTCCATCTTCAAAACCTTTCTTCTAAATTCTTTGTATTCTCCGTTAACGATTGCTTTTGCTATAACCTTATTCACATTTATATCATCCATCTTTATTCCTCTTCCGATTCTTTTATCCGATGGAGGTGCCATATACGATGCTACACCCGTTGAGCATCCAAAGGTTCTTGCTACGTTGATATATGTTTCTTCTCGTAACACCTTATCCTTTTGATTGGGTTAATGGGGTTATCATACTTAACGCAATCGCATTCAATACTTTTTGATTATCCTCTACTAACTTCTTCCACTTTAATCCGTTCTTTCTACTTTTCATTGGTCTGGGTTTGGGTTGCTTCTTTGCCATACTTATTTAGTTTTCTTTTTACTGAATGTTAGAATTTTACCTCTTGCATCTGGTTTCCATTGGTTTACTGTTATTACTTCTCCGGATACCATGCTCTTCAATTTTTCTTCTATCTTTTTAATTTCCTTTTCCTTTGATGTCTTTGCTGTTGGTGCGTAATCACTTATATAGGATGTATCCCATATAACATCTATCAATTGGATTTCGTTCACCAAAAATTCGTTCCAATCTGCGTAAGTATTATCCATATCTGCGAAATAACTCAATATATCCTTTTTATGGGTTTTAGCGAATTTAGTTGCTACATCTATATAATCCTTTAAGAATTTACGGATTTCTTTATTTTGTTCATCACCAAATGTTTCCATATGTGATATCTCTCTTCCTCTTTGTTTGAATTTGTTTTTACTAAATTCACTGGCCCATAATGTATAAATGTTACTATGAGTTTCATCACGAAAATTAAGCCATCTTCTTCCTTCGTTATCTGGTTTAGACATAATATCATCCAATCCTTTCACCAACAAAGTTCCTTCTAAATAAAACAATACACCATCTTCCCATATTCCCATTAATCCATTACTGATTGTACTATTTGGTACTTTGGTTGTTGTACTTATAGTCTTTTTAGTTCCCTGTAATCCGTTTAGTTGATCTAATCTTTTTATAGATGTTATATGAAATGTTCTAACACGTTTACCTTTATTCAACATCTTTCCTATTTCAGGTGTTATTGGAAATGCCTCATTCATCCAAGCCAATTCAAATGCGTGCTTCACCCATTGTGCGTCTACACCTTCCAATAATAAATCCTTTAACTTTATCATTACTTCTGTTTGTGTTTAATTATTAGTTCACCTAATACTTCTATTAGTCCAACTAATTTCTGAAATTCAATTTGTTCGAAACCATCTGCTTCCGTTATACCACAAAGGGTATTCAAATAATTAGTATATTCAGTTTCTGCCATTTTACAATCAAACATACCATCAACTGCGTTTTGGTAGTATGGTAGTTTAACTACAAAGTGGTTATAAGTTAAAAGTGCGGGTCCACCTTTCTCTTTTGCGTTCTCTGCTATCTTCGTTGCTCCCTCTAATCTTTTTTTACAAAATTCTATGAACTCTTTGTTATCTACTTTAACTTCTTCTTGTTCTAACAATGATTTTAACTTAATCATATTAATTATATTTTACCCTTAACATCTTTTAATGAACTATTAACTCTGTCTACAATTTTGGATAAATCATTTATCATAGATTTATCAATCCTATCCATCTTCATTTTATTCATTACATTAATTACACTTTCTAATGTTTTCAACTCATGCATTAATGGATATAGGAGTATTTCTTTCTCTAACTTTTGTTTTTGTTTTTCCTTTTCTTTAATTGATTCTGCCATCTTAAACGTTTCATATAAATATCCCTTACAAAAATAAATCCTCTTAAATCACCTTATGATGTGTCAACACATATATCAAAAAAACTCATATAGGGAAAAAACTTGACCGGGATATATTTACGTGTCCGACCGGGGTTCACGCGAATGCGTTTCTTCCAGTTACACGTAATTCAGTGCGCGTGAGTGTGGGTAGTCCTCTGTAACGTAGACCAGTTGTGCGTTGCCGGGATGGCACAAGAATCCCGTTGCAACCTTTCGGTCACAACGGGTTCACCCATTAGTTGGGGCTACTCTCGCACGGCATGCAATGTTTTGTGTATATAGTACCTACATACAAATTATTTTATTTTGTTACATAGTTTGAATGTAGCAATCCATTCATCACTATTAAATAAGTTTATCATTCTTTCCTTATTGTTTCTATGTAGTGTTTCATCTACATAGTGTGCAGATATCCTTAGTTCTTTACACCAAGTCTGGAAAGATTTTTGTTTCATTGTTTCTGTTCTCTCTTTATCTATTTGTTTTAGTCTTTCGTCTGATATAGTGTGTGAGTACATTTGAAGTAAATTTATTTTTATTAAGGTTGTCAAAATTACTTTTCTAGATCCTTATCACTAACCCAATTGTTTCGCCAATACTTTGAAAACTTTGTGTTAGGATATTTTTCAGTTATTCCTTCACCAATGATAATAGCAAATAGTGTACCCATACCCAATGAATAACAAAGGATGAATAGCTGTATAAAAAAATTCATTTTCATAAATTAAGCTTTTGCCTTTGGTGGGTTATTAATAAATTGTTGAGTTAAAATTTCATCTTCATTCTCCGCCAACATTTCATCCATTTCATCATGTGTTTTTAAGATTTGAATTGCGTAACGAATTTCATTTAACTTTTCACTTGCGGCATATTTAGGTTTGCCATCCTTCATTGCTTTTATCTTTTTCATCATTACAACTTCACTATGTTGTAAAATTTCAATTGCTTCTTGCATATCTTATTTGTTTAATTGTTATTGAAATATAGTAACTCAACTACTTCGGCGTGATCGTAATAACCCATATCCTCAAACAGGGAGTAAGCTCCATCTGCATCTGAAGCGGATACTACTTCCATTACTTCACTTACAACGTTATCGCCATAATTACTAATTGCTTCAGCTATTAATTGTTTTGTCATTGTTTATTTATTTTTATTTATCATTTCCCAAATTTCTGCAACGGATTCGGCAACATAATTAGTTGATACCATTGCACCTCTGCTTTCTATCTTTGTACAACTATATTGTTCACCTGTGTGGACCTTCAGTATAAATGGATTCATTTCAATAACACTTTCAGTTCCTATTAGGACCGGTGCATCGGTTCGGACGTTTGTTAATTTTAATATCATTTCACTTTGTTTATTTTATTTTTTAATTCATTCCAACATACTGGCGTCCATTTCATTTCAGCATATCTTGCTTGCCTTTCATATGGGTTGCGAGAATAACTGCCGGGAAACTTATGATACTTTGTAAGTATTGGTTGATTCTGATGAGTCCATTCATGAATACATGTTGATATTAATTCCTCAACATCTTCACAATTATTCCAAAA